ATTCCACCCGCAGTTGTTAATAAAGTAAGCCACGCATCATTAGCACTATTTCTAATTTTTATAAGATTATTACTACTATCAACCCAGAGCATGTAAGCAAAAGTGGTTGATGGCGCTGTTGCATTATTATTCAATCCGACAATTGCAGATAAGCAATTGTTCAAATCGCTTCTAAAACTTGAGCCTGATTGGTTGGCTATAGAATAATCGTGGGTTGACATAATACAGTGAGAACAAAAGGATCTGGGATTACTTGGTGTTGATTAAGGAGACATGTTCAACTCTCCGCTGCACCGTATCCATTCGCCTGATAAGAGAATGTACGATCCTGAGAAGCACCTGAACTATTCTTAAAGTGTATCGTAAATCCACTAGCAGTTTCAGACGATATTGCATAGTAATCACCTGAAGCCATATTAGAAGCAGTGATGCCAATCTTGGGAGTAGCAAAAAATGCTTGTGTATAAGTCACCGTTTTGCTAGCCGCACCACTAGCCATAGAATCAGAAGCGGTACGTCGTTCAAATTGCATTGTGTAGCCCAATTCGTCTACTAACGGTGTTTGATCTGTGTCTGTCGATTTGAGATCAACTTTGAATTGAAATGTTCGACCCACATAACGAGAGCTTTCCATTGGTGTCCATTCGCCATATGTTTGGTTCGATTCATAGAGAATTTTTGAGCCATCTTCTAGCAATAAATAATCATCGTCCTCTGTCAAAAGATCATCATCAGCTGAAGCATCATTGCTTTTCCTAAAATAAAGATCTGCTGTTGTTGCATCAGGGAGAGCACCATCAAAGTCGGACCAACGGTCTATATTTGCAGTCTTTGAATCAATTAAATCTGCCGGATAAATTCCCCTGGTAATTAATTTTCTTTTGAAGAGAACTCCAAATACACCACCTAAATCGACGATGCTGTTAAAGGTGTATGTCCCGGAAGAATTAAGAGTTCCGAGGAAATCAATATCACCCCAATCATCAATATCGCCTGCCTTGTCGTCCCAATAATCAGTTCCATCTAAACATAAAGCATCATATTCTGAACTATAAAAAACTTTTTCTTTTTGGCCTTGGAATGGTGGAGTGTCTTGATCTTCTCTTCTAACAATATGACTAAATCTAGGGATACTATCCGGGATATCAATTAAAGCTGAAACTTCACTGGCTGATTTATTACCATCTTCATCCTCAAATTTAATCATATATTCACCCTCTAGCAAAGGTAAAGTTATTGATTTACCAATAGCCTGAAGCTCTCTTAATAAGGTGCTATCTGACCAGGTTCCAGTTCCATCAGTCTTCCCTGAATGTCGAATAATTGCAGTTAAAGAAGAATGGTTTTTCCCATAATCAGCTGTAATATCCCAACGAAGAGTAACAGTATCCCCAGCAGTTGAGGCTTGAATAGTTACATCTTCAGGATTAGGTGGTAACTCAACAACTGAAACAGTTTCAGCATCACCACCACCAACACTGTCTCCAGTTGAGGCTTTTGGCGTAGAGATTACTTTAGTTGACCAACCGGACTTTTTGTTATTTGGTTCAGGCCCTACGCCCCTGACCTCCATAGTCAATGACAAATCAGCTGGAACACTATCGATATTCCAAGATGTATTATTGGTTGAAACTTCTGTAAAGTTTCCATTTCCTAATTGCCATCTCACATTAAAAGAAATAGCAGGCCCATTCGTACCTCTCGACCAACTGAAAGTTATTCGATTCGCATCTTTGTTGTTAACTCTTATTATTGAGTAATTAACAACTAAATTTGTAGGTTTTAAAGGTATATCATCGAAAGTTGTTACATCCTCAAATTCTAAATCTGACCCAGTATCGGCGGTTTTATATATTGAATCATTAAACTGTGTCCCTACGATCGAATAGGTTCCATCCCCATTCTCATTAATACTTAAACATCTGTATTTTTGTTGCGTGACACTACTTGAGGCAATACTCCAGACACTATTCACCTGTGGAGCAGCACTAAAAGTACCATTAATATTGATAGTTGTTCCATCAACTGATGATATTGTTTTAGTCTCTACATCACCGTCAGGCATTATGCACGTTAATGTATGACCTGTCCCACTTGGGAGAGTAATACTCTCATCAGCTGTTACTTGATTCGTTGATGTTGAAGTTATGCGACCAGCTAACCGCTGACCTTGCCGCATTAGATCCGCAACCCAAAAGACCTGACCAGGGAATACAGCAACACCCTCGAGCCCTGTTGTAAAAGAGATAACTTCTTGATCTAACTCCTCAGCAGCCATGAGCCACCTGCCCATTCTTTGAGCTTGATACTTAGATGTACAACCAAAGGCAATTATCTCTTTTCTTTGATATCCATATTTAGTAATCAAATCATAATCTTCTACAATTACATAATTACTTTTGTAAAAGAAGTTAGGATCGTTATATCTTATCTTTAGTGATGTACTTCTAGTTTTTAATGACGTTCCTGAATAGGTAAAAGTGCCTTCTAAAACATTAGCATTATTGTATAAATGTACTGGAGTGATATCTGTACCGTCTAAGTTGCCATGATCACCAACAACTTGAATTGCGGATGAGGCCCAATAAGTCATCCCCCTAAAAACACTGGCTAGATCTTGAATGACTGAATATGCATCAGCCTGGACACCGATAACTGTATTAATTGAAAACCTGGGTTCTGTGCCACCATCTGGCGTACTGACAAGTTGATTAGCATATTGCGCTAACGGATATAAATCTATCCAATTGACATCGCTCTTTGAAAGAAAATCACCCGCCCCATGCTTCGTACTTGTAAGCATGTCGTAAAATGCGCAAACGGGGCAACTTGTATATTGACCTTCTTTTAATTCACCTGTAAATTCATTGCCCTCAATAAAATTAAGAGAACCGTCTTCTCTAACATTTGCATTTGCTGGAATACTTACCTTTAGACCTTCTACCAAATAAGCTCTTGTAGGAAGTGAATTAAAAGCTTTTGTTGATAACCTAAGGCCAGCGCACGCTGTATACGGATAGGCAATCCTCAATTCTTTTTTCTCAACCAAACTTGTCCAAATAGCTCTGTTCCCTCTATTTTGTGCTAACGGTATTTTTTGAGAAACATCGCTAAAGTTTGTATATTTAATCTCAAAATCTGCTTCTTTTGCTGTTTTCTTTAATACTTTTATATCCCACGGGCCATCGCCAGGAAGCTTTATTTTTGGTGTTTTAATCTGATATTCAGTAGTGCTTACTCCTGTAATAGTTCGATCATACACACCTTTATATGCCTGTCCTTGCCCTCTTACATAAACAATCAGACGAACCCTAGCGTTAAATAATTGTCCCTTGGCCAAACCCTCTTGAGCCGTCGAAAACAAAGCAGGAATCGTAAAGATACAATGAAAAGAATCTGAAGCAGTATCAGTAATTGACCTAGTAACAAAACCTTCACCATAATTTCTGCTTGATACTTCATTACTTGCATTAACAGTCTCGCTGTAATTAGCCCCTACTTCTGCATTAACATCATTTAATATTGCTGTCCCATTGTCTAAATAATTAGTTAATTTAGCTTGTGTACGACCACCTACTCTGAAATCCCAATTAACGGAATTAGAGTCGAAATTATCAACACCTTTAGAATCCTCTATTGGTGTCTCATTTATATAAACGCCTCCATCTCCACCAACAATCCCTTTGATTGGTCCTTCACAAAGCAAATCAACAATTTTAATTACACTGGTGCTATTGAGTCCCATTTTGTTTAAGGTCTAATATGGAAGTTGTAACCCATATCATGTACTCGCAAAATATTAGTTGGTAAGGTGGCACGATAATTTAAAATTTCTATATATACACCGTAATTGTCTTTTTCTGCAATTTTTCCATATTGCATCTGTACCATCCATTTATAACTTTGAGTATCATTTAATAAGCCTTGCACCGTTATAGGGATATTCCCAACCCGGCCATATCCATCTAAATTATCTACTGTTATTCGATATTGAATATAACCATCGATTTTAGTAGAAGAAGTACCGGAGACATTACTAGATAAACCACTAGGCAATTCAAAGAACATTTGAAACTTATGTGCCGGATAATTTTCGTCAAACTCTCCGGTGACATTCCCCAAGTGAGTCCTTCCGACTTTATTTAGCTTAATATCGTATTTAATAGGGCCGTCCATGTAATCAACACCGCCCCAAGCCTGGGTCCATAATCTCGATTTAATCCCATTAGTCTCTTGTAATGTGTTGTCTAGTTCTTCTCCCGCAACAGTCATTGTTTTCACACCAGGAGTTTCTATATAATTTTTAACTGGATCTGATGTATCTGTTACCTCGATATCAGCTGAAATAATATGGCTACCAATCAGAGCCTTTCCGTATACAACAGGGATTGTTTGGCCTACTCCAACACTATTTGCGGGCCCGGTAAAAGCATAACTCTGTTTACCATCTGAGCCTCTAGTAATACTTGTTGGTCCATTATCCATAGTTTGCGACGCCGTGCCAAACCTTGGTGCGGCTTCAGCCTGTGGCGAAAGCATCTGGGAAATACCTCCCAAGGCAAGAGCAATACCTACGTTCCCACCAGTTGCGATAGCAGCAGCGGTAAGACCCTTGCCCACACCTGCAGCAAAGCCTGTACCTTTCCAAGCAACAACTGAACTCGGCATTAAAATTGCCAGACCGACCAGTGCTATACCGGCAATGATCATTCCTGCTCCCCTTCCTGAACCCGTAATTACAGGAGTGATAATCAAATCCCTGCTACCAAAAGGCAGCGTCATATCTTCTAAGCTCAGATCTGTTTCGGCTTGAACGACTCTATATCCAATTCCATTTTCTCCTGATTGAATTAAGTGCTTAGCAAATTCTGGGTAGTTAATTGACAGGAGTCTTATTGCATCAACAGGCGTACGAAGGTTGTGGTACTGATGTACAGCGCCGAATTTTTCTCCTAAATCATCTAGGAGCAAGACACGCTGCATATCTAAAAACTGCCTCTGTTCTTTTTATATAGTAAGAGTTTAATGCCTCTATGCAGGAGAGGGAATCCTGTTTTTGATGCAAAATTCGAAGATCAGGCAAAAGGATTGCACAATGCATAGGATTTTTTGTTCCTAAACGCATTATCAAAACATCATCAGGTCGTCTTTTTTCGAAAGGGACTTCTCCAAAACCTTTTTTAGGTAACTGATCTAAAAAGATACTTTCACATGTTTCTAAATTTGCAGGTCTGACATATCGAGGCAACTTGACATCTAATAATGCAAAATAATCACGCATTAAGGTATAACAATCAAATTCAGAATATTCCCACTCCCTACCGATTAAGGATTGATAGTCGACCATTGATTCTCAGGAATAGAGAAGATATGCCAAGTCATCTTTGATTGACGTTGAGATTTTAAATCGCCTTCACTGGCTGGCCCACCTTGCGGGTGAGAGTGGACGATTGCTTCAATAGAACCAAAGGTTCGAGCCATTGCATAATCCCTTGGATCTAAAACAAAATCATCCTCTGGATTATCCGCAATATTTCGACAACGCCAGTATTGACCATTAACAACAACACCGCATGATTCTTTCGGCTTGATTTCTAATGCATGTTGCTCAGCTTTATTCTTAAAAGATTCCGTCACATTTGAAGCCTACTTGAAGGAAATCCACCATAAGGCAGATTGCCAGAATTAAATCTCAAGGCGCAACTCCTATATCTATGACCACATTTGTCATTAGCGGCTGAATTGACACTTTCGTCATTAGTATCAAAATATATTGAGCCAGAATATCCACACTGTTCACCTTTATAAACCCACGGGCAATGTTCAAGCACCTGACGACGAGGTAAGCGTAAATTCGTTAGATCAAGTTTACTTGTGAGTTCAAATGTTACTGAAGTAGGATTTTCTGAGGCAACACGATCAATATACCAATTATCATTTGCGTCAAAAACTGCGCTATTATCGGCAGTGGCATTAGATCCTGATGAAAAGTTAACTCCAGGTAAAAATTTAACACACGTCTGGATTCTTTGAAGTCTTGCATTTAAAGGATTACAGGCTAATAGTATTGACGAGATGGCATTATCTGCATTGGCCACTGTAAAACTTGGTCTTGGGAGAGTTCCCTTCGTGCTTTTTGTAAAACCAGAAACCTCACAAGGCGTTGCACTATAAGTAATACTATTAAATTGAACATCTGCACTCAATTCATTAGTGCCAGCATGAAAATAATAGGAAGCCTCTAAACCATTAACAGCTGTTGTTAAATGTAATTGATATAACTCAATAACAGCAGAAGGAGCAAGTAATTGAATTTGTTCTTGTATCGACTGAGGAACTGTTGTCATGCTTCTGCTACCTGTTCAAAAGATGCTGAAATCGTGGCAACAGTAGGGTATGGGATATCTTTTTGCCAATCACTACAAATATATTTAGAACTTGAACCCTCTCCTGGCGCAGTGAAGTCAAAATTCTCTGTACCACCACGAGCGTCAAGGAATGTTTCTATTTCATCCGCTTGAGTTTCTGTAATATATTCCCATTTTAAATCTAAAACTTTAAGATTTTGATTTATCCCAAATGTTGCCCGCTGAGAATACCCTGATCCAAATTCAGCACGGTTGACTTTAGGAGCACTTTTCTTTGAAAAGTTATAAGAAGGACTAACAGTAGTAGGAAAAGCAGCCATGATTTATGCGTAAAGGAGACCACCAGGACGTCGTTGTCTAACAAGTTCCTGCTGAATCGCAACAGCCATCGCAGATCCTAATTGTTTTGCACCTTGACCATCGCCTTCAAGAGAAGATCCAGAAGCATCAACATTAACAACTACGCTAGTGCCTCCTCCAGCAGATTCAACACCTAAGCGTCCACCTGGACCTCGACGTAAAGGCATAATTGCTTCAGGTCCAGCTTCACCCATAAGTCCAGTGCCATTCGCAAACTTAAAGAGCGTTGGACTCGAGACGATGCCACCACGAGCAAATTTCTGAATACCATTCCGAGCAAAAACACCACCATTCGCCATTGCTCCCCTGTAAGCAGGATTGCTTGGCATAAAAGATCCATGAATACCTGAACCACCACCACCACCACCACCACCACCACCAAACAATCCACCAAGGAAACTTAA